AATTAACGTTATATATTATTAAGATGTCACAAACTAAAGTAGATTACTCTAAAACTATCATATATAAAATTCAACACATTGAAAATATTGAACTTCTTTACATAGGTCATACAACTAATTATGATAAACGAAAAAGTCAACATAAAATAAATAGCAAAAACGAGAAGAAAACAATAAAACTATATTCAACAATCAGGGAAAATGGAGGTTGGGACATGTTTAAAATGACTCCAGTGAAGGAAGTTGCATGCACTGGTAGATACACAGCACTTATGGAAGAAGATAAAGTAATCATGGAATTAAAGCCAGCACTAAATACAATAAGATCAGCAGTTGACGTTGAAGATAAAAAGAAAATAAATAGAGAAAAATATCACGCAAACATGGATAAAGTGAGAGCACAAAGACTTGAAAACGATTTAAAATTTGAAGCCCTATATGGTAAGGCAATCTAAAATACTCAATATAATATCATCATATAATTATTACTAATCATTATATAATGTCTCTCAATTTAAACGAATAATTATATATTGACTTTTGGTCAAAAAAAATATCTAGTTTATATTATATACAAATGGAAAACTTCAAGATTGTTATTAAACCTATTAAACCTAAAGTTGTTGAACTTGACCCAATGAAAATTAAAGCACTCAAAGAAAAACGAAAATTACAACGAGAAATGAGAAAGGGTAAACCTAAAAAAGAACCAAAAGAACCAAGAACTAAACCTGATTATTCTAATGAAGTCGAAAAAATAAATAAAAACTTAAAAAAGCTTGTTGGATTCTCAGTTGAAGAGATTAACGACAAGTTAAAATTATTAAAAGTATAATATCATCATATAATTAATAGTAGAAAATTATGTTTATCAAATAATGCATTATTATTTGATGAATATAAATTTAAATTTAAAGGTTTCACTTAACGACTATACCCGTCTCAATGTCGATGACAAATTTATCAAGATACATTGTGAAGATCATTATATCGATGATAACACCTGAGTTATTATTAAAACTCACTGAAAGATTCCTCATTGTGTCCTTATCAGCCTGTCGCCCTCTGCTCAAATCTACATAGTAGACTCTGTTTTGTTCCCAGAAAGATTGGTTGATTAGACCAACGGCAATCCCAATATCAGATGATGTTAAAGTTTCAGCTAGTGCAACTTGTTCAATGAAGTTTTCAAAAGTATAGAACAGGGAGGTGTTCATTACGTTTACACCTCCTAAATTTACGGATAAATTTGTAAGCGATAGTGGTGCATATGTTGCCGGAGATGTATCATATGGGCTGGCATATTGAGCCCCAAGAGCAGTACCAGTACCAATAACATTTAATTGAGATGCAGCAATAAATGGAATAATAGCCACGCCAATAGGATTTTTAATTCCTGATTGAATAAGTTGAGAAAATGTAGCACCCAACCCAATAGCAGAGTATTGATTGAATAAAAAGTTTTCGTAAACAATTTGTTTGGATCTATTTTCTTCTACATATGTAAGCATACGTTGAGGATCAAGTTTAACCATCGAGTAATAACATCTACATGAAGGCATTGGATGACTTGGAATTGTATAAGTATTACCTAAACCAATAGATACAGATGTTCCAAATGTAGGAGGTGGCTTTTGAATAAATACACCAGCAGTAATAAGAGCATCAGTAGCATTTGTAAATCCACCATTTGCAGCAGAACCAGTGAGGTAGTTAATAGTAAGCGGGCAAGTATTAGCGAAGTTTGTGGTGTATGTTCCATAAGATGTTTGATTTGATGCTCCATTGGTGTTAATCATAGTAGTTTGCACAGTTCCAGTATTGAAATAAACACGCATTTGAATATCCATCTTTTTAACTAATCCCATTTTATCAATGCAATCACATATATATTTAAGAGGAATTATTCCAGTATCATACCAAGTCATGACATTAGACCCAGCAACAGTATAGTATGATTTGTATTCGGCAGCAAGTTGTGTAGAAGATAGTAAATATGGGGTTGATCCAGAAGCAGTTAAAGAAGTTCCGTAGTATCCATTGGAATTGGTATTAACAGTACCAGCTACACCAGCAATTGGTGATAAATCAGCAATACGAGAAATACGATTGTAAATAGCATTATTGAATTGATTTGCGTTTTGACTTGGTACTTGCATTCCAGGAAGTGGAGGATTTACAGTGGTTACATTTGTTCCCACACCACCAGTTGTTCCAGTTCCATTTAAAAGAACACTTCCAGCAACACCAGAAAATGGTCTGTTATTACATAATCCAATACCAGGTTGTGAAACAGTAGCAGTTGGAACAGCAGTACACCATTTAGCAGATTTTTCATTATCTAAACATTCATTGATATTTAAAGTTGGGCATAAGGCTTTAAGGTCAGTAGCAGATAATTGAGATAAAAGTTCGAAGTTTTTAATAACATTAGCGAACGGTTGCATGTCATTAACTACTTTACCATTAGCAACTATTTCAATTTGGTGAATTAAGTTTTGGTAATTACTTTTTAAGGAGCAAAGACCATAACCAGCAGTAGGAGCAACAGCAGCTACACCAGCAGCACTAGAAACAACAGCACATGTGACGACTGGAATGGCTAAGTAGAGATCAGAAATATCACATAAGCCACCAGCAGAGTAGACACTTGTTAAATCCCAGGTCACTAAAGTTAAACCAGAGTTATTAGAGTAGACTTGAGAGTTAATATCGCTGAGGTAGTTCCATTGTTTATCAGTATAATTAGTATATTCACTAACGGATTGTGGGTAACTCGACTTGGCAAATTCATAGTTATCGGAATTCATTGTATATATATAATACTAGATAATATTTTTTTAAACTATTATTATAAACCTAAATAATATAAATTAATAATCTAGATAAATATATTTTCTAGTCTATATATATACATGTCAGACTTTTTAAAAGCATCTAGAGCCAGTACAAGAGATTTAGAAATTGATGTTAAAATTAATAGAATAGCAGAACAGGCAACTCCTAAAACAAAACCAGAACCCCCTTATCCAATATTTAAAAAACACGCTAATGAATCAGAAGTTAGATCATCAAATTATAATGCAGATACAGCGATGCGAGATATGATTTTAGATTGTGAGATTGAAAAAATATCGATGGCAGCAATACCAAATAAACTAGGGTGGAAACCATCTAAAATTAAAAGCCCAGTGACTCAACAAATGATAGATGAAGCACAAGCCGAAGCGAAATTACCAATATCAATAAATGGTGTAAATTATAGATATCGTCCATCTTCATTACCCGTACCAATCGTAAAACCTATTCCACCACTACAACAAGTTCTTACACCGGCAGAAATGAAAGCTAAAGAGGATGAAAAGAGACAAGTAATAGGAATTATCGCACAACTAAATAAAGATATACCTAGAGAAATAGACAACATAAAAATATTAGACGAAGAATACAGTAAAAATCCTGAAAATCCAAACATACTCAATAAAATTCGTCAAGCTCGTTTAAAGGAACTGCATCAACTTTATAAAATTCAACTACAAGAGTTATGTAAAATGTATGGACTAGAGGAGAAAGGCACTGTCGATTTATTAAAAGAAAGAATATTAGATCACGAATACAGCCGACAGGGTTCTGAAGCAACTTATACTCAACAAAAAGCAGTTATCAATAAGCGTATCCAAGATGACTATCAAAATCTTATGCAATATGAAGCCGATTTAAGAGCAATAGATGCTATATTAGATCAAAACAATCAAATTATGAAAGACAATGAAGCACTCGTATATGCAACTGAAAGAGAAAATAAAGAGGTTATGAATGCATATGCGGATGATCTCAATGCACTGAATCAAGGAGCGTTTTCACTAACACAATTACCAGGAGAATCTGATGATGACTATAGACAAAGATTAGTAAATACTGGACAATCGACAATGACAGATGATGAAATTATGGACTCCGCAAATTTACAAAATTTAGTAACTGCTAAATATAATTTGAAAGAGATTCTTAATAATAGTGGTCAAATTGAAACAATCGCTAAAAAGTTAGCACCTGAAGAACGATTTGTGATGAATAAACAATTCCCAAGAGTCAAAAAAGCCTTTATTGATACATATGGACAAAATAATAAGACTATTTCAGATCAAGAAGCTGTTGATTTTATAAGATTGGTCATTCAAAGTGCTATTACTATTGCACCAATTCAAGCACCAGTTCCAGCCTCACCACCGCAACTACAACCACCATTAAATCCAGCATCGAAATTAAAGATTGATTTACACCGTTTAGGAGAACAACATAATATACCATTATCATCAAATGATACAGTATATGATGCAATTGTAAAACTAGATGATCAAAGAGTTCTTATTCCCGATGCGATTTTAAATGCTGTTGATCCAACAATTATAAGAAAATTAGAAGACGAAGGAAGACTTAATTATTATTTACCACTAGTACCAACACCACCATCAACACCCATAGTAAATAAAATAGGTTCAGGTATTGGAACTCATAATTATCCTAAATTATCACATTTTGGAAAAGTAACTATTTCACCAGATAAATTATACTATAAAAACACTTTAGTTATTAAAAGTCCACATGGAAAAGCAATAACAGGACTTAAAAATACACGAGTATCTGATGCTATGGTAAGTATTTTATTAAAGATATTAGAAGGAGGTAAAGTAAGTAAATCAGAATTAAACTT